CGTGGATCTCGTTTGACGGCATCCACGGCGAGGTGCCGATCGAGTTGGGCCGGGATGCGATCAGCCTGGCTCGCAGCCTGGAGGGCTATGCGGCCAACTTCTACAGGAACCAAGCTCAGCCGGGACTGATCCTCACGACCGACCAAGTGCTCAACGAGGAGCAGCGGCGTGGGCTCCGCGAGTCGTGGAACGCCCGGCACAAGGGGGCGAGGAACGCCGGCGAGACGGCGGTGCTAAGCAACGGACTGAAGGCCGACACGATCACGGCCACGAATCAAGAGAGCCAACTGGCTGAGCTCTGGATGCAATCGCTGCTTGCGATATGCCGCATCTGGCGGATGCCGCCGCACATGATTCAGGAGTTGGGCCGCGCGACGTGGGGCAACCTGCAGAGCGAGATGGTGTCGTTCGAGAAGTTCACGATTGCCCCGTGGCTGCGGCGGATCGAGGGTGCGATTGAGCGGGACGTGCTCCCCGAGGACGGCGAGTTGTACGCGGAGTTCCTCGTCGAAGGGCTGCTGCGGTCGGACATCACGACGCGGTACCAGGCGTACGAGATCGCCATTCGCAATCGGTGGCTGACGCCCGACGAGGTGCGGCAGAAGGAGAACCTTGGGCCGATGCCAGAAGGCGACGACTCGCCGGGCGAGGTTGAGGACACGCCGGGCGGCATGGTCGAGGACGTGGCCGAGGAGCAGGACGGAACCAGCGAAGACACGCCGGCACAAGATACCCCGAGCACGGAGGCGAGCGATGGCTGACGAGATGGACGTGGTGGCGGTGGCGACGGAGATCGAGCGGCGCGACTGGGAGTTCGCCGACGACGGCGGCGTGGCTGTCGAGACTCGGGCCGACGGCCGCACGGTCCTGTCTGGCTATGCCGTTCGCTACAACACCACCTCGGTGGACCTGGGCGGGTTCCGCGAGACCATCCTGCCGGGTGCGTTCGACAAGGTTCTGAATCGCCAGCGTGGCAAGCGCGACGTGGTGGCCCTGTTCAACCACGACGCCAACCAGCTGCTGGGCCGCACGTCGTCGGGCACGCTGGAACTGTCGAGCGACGAGAAGGGGCTGCGGTACTCGGTCGTTTTGCCGAACACGGAACTGGGCCGCACCATCTCGGAACTCACCGCCCGCGGTGACCTGCGCGGCTCATCGTTCGCGTTCACGGTTGAGCAGAAGGGGCAGTCGTGGGCACCGGGCGAGGACGGCGTGCCGCGTCGCTCGATCCGCGAGGTGTCTGGCCTGTTCGACGTGTCCGTCGTGACGCACCCGGCATACTCGTCTTCGTCTGCGGCCGTGGCCCGTCGCAGCATGGAGGCGTGGATGGCCGAGCAGGAAGAGTCGCGGTGCAGCTGCCAGCACCAGGCCAAGGACGCCGACGAGTCGTTCGCCGCTGACTCGGCTCGGGCGAAGTCGATGGCGGTGCGGCTGAAGGCGGCTGTGCTCCGCACGATGATCCGTGGCAGGGCTGGCCACGTTCGCGGGTTCTGTGCGACCGGCCAGGGCGGCGGCATCGACCCGACCTGCGGCAATGAAGGCGGCGGCGGCGGCGGTGGCGGTGGGGGCGACAAGGCCGCTGGGGCCGGCTCGTCCAGTGGCGGACGGAAGGAACGCTACCGCGATCGCATCGAGGGAACCCAAAAGGAAGCGGACCGCGAGGTCAAGAAGGCCAACGACAAGGTTGCCAAAATCCAGAAGAAACTAGACGAAGTCAAATCGCAGATGGGCACCGGCAGGGTCGAGGCGGCCAAGGAAAAGGTTGCCGCTGCGCAATCCAAGCTCAAAGAGGCGACTGCCCGCAAGGAATCTCTGACGCAAAAGGTAGAAGCCAGCAAGGCGAGAATCGCCGAACTGAAAGCCAAGCTGGATGCCATGAAAAAGCGGTCTGACGACAAAGACCCCGAGGCTGCACTGTTGGCTGCTATCGAGGAGATGGACGGACTGCGGAAGCAGTTGGCCGAAGTGAACGACGACCTTGATTCCATCGTCGCGGATCTGAGCTAGGAGCAAGCGTGGCTAGACCAGGCGACCCGTGTCCGCAGTGCAAGCGTGGCCGCATTCGCACGTACACGAGCAAGGCCGCTGGCGATCAGCAGGTGCGGTACGTCGAGTGCCCGTGCTGCGAGTTCCGTGGCAAGGTGGTCGTGCCATCGGAATACATCTGCCGCCGTTCGTTCTACGTAGAACCGAAACGCTAGGGCGGCGGCGATTGCTCCCGTAGTGTGAACGGCAGACACGGACTGTCACCGTTCACCAACTACGGAGCGCCACGGATGGCCACTCAACTCTCGAAGCTTCAGGACCGCGCCGCCGCTGTGGCCGCGATGCTCGCCGACCTTTCGGCCGTCGAGGACCGTTCCGCCGAGCAGGCTGCCGAGATGGAGAAGCTCGCCGCCGAGGGTGAGCGCCTCGAGGCCGAGCTCGCCCGCGAGCATTCCATTGCCGAGCGAATCACGTCGCTCCGCGGCAAGGTGGCTGCGACCGCGAAGCCGGTCGAGGTTGCGGCTGTTGAGCCGGTCGCCCGTCCTTCCCGCGACAGCGGCAAGGCCACGATGTTCCGGTCGTCCTCGGACGCCGAAGCCTGCGGCCGCTGGATTCGTGGCTACGTCCTGAACCGCGCCGAGGATCGGTCGTGGTACGAGAAGCACGTCGAGGCTCGCGCCCTGTCGCCCAACGACAACAGCAAGGGTGGCGTGTTCATCCCCGACACGTTCGCTTCGGCGGTGATCCGGCTCGTTGAGTCCTACGGGTCGTTCCCTGCTCAGGCGAACAACCTGACGATGACGAGCGACACGCTCTACATCCCGCGTCGGACCGCCGGCAACACCGCGTACCACACCGGTGCCAACGCCGAGACGACCGTGACGGACATGGCGACCGACAACGTCCTGCTCTCCAGCAAGGAAGTCAGGGTCGGCACCCGCGTCCCGAACCAGCTGATCGACGATTCGGCCATCGACCTGGCCGGGCTGGTTGCTCAGGAGTTCGCCCTGGCGATCGCCCTGCGGATCGACGAAGACGGGTTCATCGGGACCGGGGCTTCCGCCTACGGCGGCATCCGCGGCATCCAGTGGAAGTTCGAGAACGAGACGCTGACGGCTGGCGTCCACGACTCCAGCCAGACAGCGGTCACCAGTCTGACGGTGGACGACTTCGCCACGGCGATCTCGAAGCTGCCGACCTACGCTTCGCAAAGCCCGACCTGCGGTTGGTACTGCACCCCGCAGATGCACGCTCTGGCGATGCAGTCGCTGGCCCTCGGCGGCAACGGTGCCCTTGCTAACGAGATCGTGGACGGCGTCCGTCGGCCGGTGTTCATGGGCTGGCCGGTGTTCTTCAACAACGTCATGCGGAAGACCGCGTCGGCCGGCCAGTGCGTGGCCCTCTTCGGTGACCTGAAGCGGTCCAGCCACTTCGCCCTCCGCCGGCAGGTTGCCGTCCGGGCGAGCACTGATCGCTTCATTGAATTCGATCAGACGTACTTCCAGGCCACGGTGTCCTACGACGCGGTGACCTCGGACGTTGGCGACGCCAGCAACGCCGGTCCGGTCGTGGCCCTCATCCTCTGACCCAAGCACCATCAAGGAACCCTGAACCGTGAACCATCTCGCCAACTCTCGTTCCGTGGTCGCCCTGACGGACGCTGCGGGTCTCGCTTCGGCCAGCACGCTGACCGTGGCGGTCGATTGCCTCGGCTACGACTCGCTGTCGGTGGACGTGGGCTACCGCTCGATCGCCAATACGGCGGCTCCGAGCGTGGTCTCGCTGAAGCACAGCGACACGGACGGCAGCTACGTGACCGTTGCCAGCCTGATCCAGGGCACGGACTACACGCTGTCCGGCGTCGGCAACACGGCGACCGTCAACGTGACCCGGTTCGAGGTCAGCACGAAGACGCTGCGGCGGTACGTGCAGGTCTCGGTCACGCCGAGCTCGTCTGCGACGAGCAACGCGAGCAACAACACGGTGGTGGTGGCGGCCCGTCTGGGTCGCGGCGAGTCTGGCGTTGATTCGGCGTCGGACGCGAACGTCACCAACCGCGTGGTCCTGGGCTGAGTAGTTCGACAACTCGAAGGAGGTTGCCGTGGGCGCGGCTGCTTCACCCATCGCCGGCATAAAGCCGGCTGTGCTGAATACTGGCTCGGGGCCGGTTCGCGTGCATTGCGCGATGTCGGTCCCGAGGCTTGGCTGGCAGGACCACATGTTCTGCTGGCCCCGCGGGCTCATCCCCTACGGCGTCGCACCCGTGCGGCTGGAGGGGGCTTTCTGGGGCCAGTGCCTCGAGCGTGTCCTCACGGACATGATCGAGAACGACCCGGAGCCTGACGGTCCGCCGCTGTGGATTCTGACGCTGGACTACGACAGCATCTTCCAGCCGGATGCACTGCCTCGTCTGCTGACCTACGCGACGGCGTCGGACTACGACGTGGTCGCTGCGGTGCAGATGAAGCGGCGGCACGACGAGCCGCTGTTCACGATGAACGGCGAAGACGGCAGCCGGCTCGGGCACATCACAAAAGACACGCTGGTCTACCACAACATCCTGCCGTGCAACACGGCACACTTCGGGTTCACGCTCATCCGTGCGTCGGCCCTCAAGAAGATGTCGCACCCGTGGTTCCTCGGGGTGCCAAACGAGGCCGGCAGGTGGGAAGACGGCCGGATGGACGACGACATCCACTACTGGGTTGCCGCCCAGAAGGCTGGCGTGAAGATCGGCGTTTGCCCGCGGGTTGCCCTCGGCCATGCCGAGGTCTGGTTCAAGTGGCCCGACCACAACATGCAGCCGCTGCTCCAGCACCCCGGCGACTTCTGGGATCGCGGCGGCCAGCCCCCGGAGAACGTCTGGCGATGAGCACGCAATACCCCACGGTGTCGGTGCGGATCACTCGACCGGTCCGCACCTACAAGACGGGCCAGGTGGTTGACGTGACCGGCGGTCTGGCCGACATGCTGGTGCGGTCTGGCTACGCCGTCCGCAACGAGCAGCCGCAGATCCGCTTCGCCGTGGCTGACCAGCCCGAGGAGCTCGAGCGGGCCGAGGCACCCTACGCCAAGGCCGGGAGGCGACGCCGTGCGGGCAAGTAGCAACTACCGGTCGCTCATCGTTGCGACGGGCAGCGGGGTAGGTGACCGGCCTGTGTCGGTGGCCGAGGCCAAGGAGCATCTGCGGATCGTCGATATGACGACCGACGATGACTACATCGGCGTGCTGATCGACACGGCGACCGCCTGGTGCGAGGACTACTGCGACCGCACCTTCGCCCACAAACATTACACCGTGGCGTTCGATGATTTCCCAAGCCTCCGCATCGCGCTTCCGCGCCCGCCGGTGCAGCTGGCTTCGGTTGCCACGAACGCCACGGTGACTATTTCCTACGTGGACCAAGGTGGCACCACGCAGACACTCACGTGGGCGCAGTCTGGAACGCAGCAGTTCCGCCTAGACCGCGACCACGTTCCTGCCCTTCTGTACCCGCTGTACTTGGAGAACTGGCCCAACGTGCGGCTGGACGACAAGGCCGTGCAGGTGACCTACCTCGCCGGCTACGGCGGGGCGGCGAACGTGCCGACTCCGGCGAAGCACGCAATCAAGATGTTGGTGGGTCACTGGTACGCGAACCGGGAGGCCGTGGGCAGCGTGGGCCGTGAACTGGAAATGGCCGTATCGGCCCTGCTGGCCAACCTCCGCTGGAGGCAGTACGCATGAGCATCGAGGGACGGATCGCCGTTGACGTGGGGTTCACCGACTCGGCGTCCAGCGACGGCGTCCAGGCCGTGAAGCGGCTCGCCCTGACGAGCACGGACAGCCAGACGACCGGCAAGGTGGCCATCATCGCCGGCACCTGCGGAACGGCCGCCGTGGCGATTGCCGTGGCTCCCAG